CCTTACGGGCCTCCTCTCGAAAATCTCCCAATCCAAAGAAAGGATTTGAAGCAGATGTTATCTATTATCAAGAAGGACAGCGGACTCTGCTCGATGGTGGCTATTCCTACCCACCGTCCGAGCTGGAGTGAACCGCTGAGCCCGCTTGATTACCTTCTCCAAACATGCGAAGTTGTGTTACCCGCGATAGACTTCTACGGTGACATAAATCACCCGAGAAGTTATTCAACGGGCACGACGCTCTCACAGGAGAGGGGCTTACGACCAAGTTGCGACTGGTCTAATAGCCAGTTGGAACGCCATAGTCGCTGGGCACAATACGTGCAAAACACGCAAGCGCTCTTGACTGATTGGGATTTCGATGATGACCGCCCGAATGAAAATTTCGAGAAGCCTATTCGTCATTACAATCTTTATGGCACTCTTTATGGGGACGCTGCTCAAGCCAATCTCTACCGTCATGGTATATCGACGGATTATGAGATGGCCACTGGGCAGCATAGCACTCTTCAGTTATACGAAGAGCCCCTCAGCGTAGCTGAATTAGGGTATGTCGTAAGTGAAGGTACCACAGGAGTTCCTGAGGTCACGCCATGCGTGCCAACCAGCCTGCCACTGTCGATGCTAGGTAATCTACATGAAAATGTAGTAGCATTGCAGGAACAGGTTGCCTCAGGCGAATGGGACGACCCTGATCCATGGAATAATTGGATCGTACCGGGTCATTACACTTCCATCCGTGAGCGCTGCTTTTTAGCGCTAGGTGATCAATATTATCCAGACATCTGGATTCACGTTGTTCATCGTGAGTGGGACCACCCTGTGGAGGGCCATGTGCAGTATTTGACCGCGTTGAGGAAGTATTACTACCTCAATCGTTCAATGGCAAACATCCCATTGGACACGCAGTCAGCTGTTTCTGCGACCACTACAGTAGTATGTTACGCTGAGTGGAAGCAACTGTTTTATGGCTCTTTGTCTGCCTCTATTGACGCGTGGTCGGTTTATGGTGCGGAATTTCTCGCATCGAACCTTACCTGCCCACCCCTCACTTTCTATAACGAGGGATACAATATTGTAAACTGCTACCTGGGCTTTGCGCATGATCCGGCTTCCGCCGATCCTGACGCATTACTCGGCAAGCAGAGCAATGGCGTATTTGTGGACTCTCATAATAAGAGTTTTGCAGGCTTTAACGCGTCGGTAGACCGTATTGTCTCGGACTGTTACTCTCTGTCGTTCCATTCTTCACGGGACGGCATTGACGAATTCCTGGGCACTATGGAATCAAACCACCTCGAAGCTTTAGCCGAGGCGGGTAGTGTGTTTGGTTTAGTTGACACGGTGAGGCTCATCAAACTCGCCAAGAAGACGAAACAGTTAAAGCGTCTCGGGATGTTCTTGACACTCCTTGATGTTTTGACCGATGCCAAACTCATCTACTCCTTTGCGATCGCTCCCAGCATGTCTGATGCTATAGACGTGTCGGAGCGGTCGAACGCCTTCATTCGCAAGTGGATCCATGGCGAAGTTTTCGCTGTGAACACCATATACGGAAAGGCGTCGTTCGACATACCTGACGAGCTTGCTGGGAATTACCCCGGCATGCATTTGACGGTACGATCTAAGGTTAGGCTCGGTGTAGAACCCGATTCCTTCCTTTCGGCCGTATTACCGGTCAGATCACTAGGGATTTTACCTTCTCTGTCGAATCTGTGGGACATTGTCCCTTTCAGTTTCATGATAGACTGGTTCACCCATGTTGGGTCACTAGTCGATGACATCGAAACGTCCGCGATGTTCACAGCTTTTAAAGTGTGTACGTCGCTGCACTCTGTTCGGGTTGATTACCCGTTTGAGCAAGAAACGTTAGATGCTTATCACATGCAAACGACAGAAGGTGAAGATGCTGTAGGTGCCGGCTATAGGTATTATGATAGGTTCGTGTTAAACACGCTCCCGTCGTTTTCACCTAGTCGGATTTCTCCCTACGGTGCCGGTGGGGTACCGGATTGGACCCTTTTCGGCTCACTGCTGTACAAGTTTATCAAGTAAACCTATGCAACAGCTCTACGTTCTGTTTGTCCAGGCCCATTAAGGCTAGGCCGAATCAATCGGCCGCAGGACTTAGAGTAAGTACCCATTATGATTCGAAAGGAATCTAATAATGACTACCACCATTAAAAACATTGGCGACTCTAATGATGTCGATATCGCTACCTGGCAGGCCGCGGACAAATCACTTTACGTGATTGTCCCCAGCGATCCCCCGAAAGGGGAAGCCCGGGAAGCCCTCTTGCAAAAGACGGCTGGCGACAAAGACTTTCCAAGCACCACTCGTGTCGGCTGGTACCCTAATCGGGCTGCCAACGGCGGGGTTGGTCAAACCAACATCTCCGTCAAGACGCGTACCTTCGTTCAGGAAACTGATGCCGAAGGTAACGTGGTGTGGACGTTGCCTCTCACCGTTACTACAGCGATTTCTGCTCCTGGTAACAGCGGTATTCCCGACTCCGAGGATATGCTTGAACTGATCATGAACAATGCGTCATGGTTAATCCAAGTGATCGCCGGTGTCGCGGATGATGCCGCTCTGGAGCAGCTGGAGTTCGGTGTGGTGAATGGGTTGCAGGATCTGACCGATACGGCCAGCGCCTAACACCCGTGCCCTACAGTCCGAAGGTCTGTATACCTTCTCGAGAAGGCCAATATGAGCGTATCCTCTGCTCAACTGGCCCCTCGGCCCACATACAACAACAACATGGAAGCAATAGTTATAACGTTATGCTTACCGTTGTTTTGTGGACATCTTTGCTGGGAGATTCTCCTATTGGTGACCACAAACCCAACAGAGTCATTAACCGTTTTGTAAACCGGTTAGAACATGACTTTTTCGGGATCGTGGCCGATTACTCCGACCTTTGCCATCGCCTTGTTACATCTATGAGGCGGGACGCAGAAGGTGTCATGATTGGCACCTATCTCAAGCAGTTTAACGATACCCCTATCGCTAGGGAGTATCACCGCTTTATGAGAACCGGAGACCCTCAATTGTTTCGCTTTATTTTAAGTTTCTTATCCTTTGGAAAGAAAACTTATTACAAATCGAGCGACCTCGACACCGCCGCCTTGCGCGGCTGGCTAGAGGTTGAGGACCATTTGGGGACGATCGTACTGCCCCCTTACATTTCGAACCTCCGCTGCATTATGCAGTGGATATTTTCGGAGTGGTCGGACGGCTGCTTCTTGCCAAGACATGGCAACGGTGCAGTCGCCGAGCGGGGTATTCGCGGAATTGCTGCGAAGAACGATAGTTTCGCACTGGACCCTAAGATCGCCTACCTCTATATGCATAACTGCGTCGATGACGTGGTATGTGCGCAAGAGCGGCGCCCTAAACTGGGCGTTGATCAGCGACCTGAATTACGGGGTTTCGTGCCGGATGTATCCCCTACACCCTCCCCCCCAGCGAAGTTGCCTCAGACTAGGCTAGCTTCACGTCTGAAGTTTGTACCTAAAGACTGGAGGAAAACAAGGTCCATTTGCATGGAACCTGTCGTATTCCAGTGGGCGCAACAAGGTGTTCGCCTATGGTACGAGGAAAATCTGGAAAGAGGCGTGCTTAAAAACCACGTCTTTTTGAAAAACCAGAAAATGAACCAAGAAGGAGCCAGGTACGGTAGTAAGACTAACCGCCTGGATACTCTGGATCTTTCCTCTGCTTCAGATAGCGTATCTTGGGATCTCGTAAAACAGATCTTCCCTGCCAAGGTGTTAAAACACTTGATGGGGACACGCACTAGCGTCGTAGAACTTCCTGATAAAACAGAGCGCAAAGTCAAGAAATATGCGCCCATGGGAAGTGCACTGTGTTTTCCTGTGCAGTCTACGATTTACTCAGCCATAGCCCTTATGGTTGGGATAGCTGAATACTGGGGTAGGGATTGGCGACAAGCTGGATGCTTCGACGGCGTAGACCTAGATAAGGCCTACAGGTGCTTCGAAAGAAGACACTTCGCGGAGACAAAACGCTTGCAACCATTTCTGACTTACGGTGACGACATCGTCTGTGATAAACGGATGACGTCAAGCATCGTGGAGGCCTTGACAGACTTAGGCTTCAAGGTTAACAAGGAGAAGTCATTCACCGGACAGCAGTTATACCGTGAAAGTTGCGGTATACACTGTCTTGACGGCGATGACGTATCCCCCTATACCCTAACGCTTAAGAAAGTTTCCCTGAGGATGAGTATCGACACGCTGGCTGGTCTTATCGATCATGCCAACCGTGCTCTGGAATTCGGGTACCTCGCTCTGCGAAGGCACCTAATCCAGATCGCACTGTACTACCCCATACAGGGGGTACGTGCGGAGCGACGTGAAGCGAGGAATCCTATCCTGTTCTCACAGGATGTGGATGAATCCTTCGCGATACTCTGTGATAACCCGCGGAACACGCACTTGCGCACCCGCGAGTACGACCCTGGTTATGACCTGTCTGAACCGACCCAACCCCTGAAGAAGGGGAGGCGACCCAAGAAGGTTGTACGCAGTAGCCGTCTTCCAACCCACATCCGCTATCAACGGGATGAGGTAAGAAGTATCACGCTAGGGCCAAGCAGGAAACGGGAACTGTTGGAGAAACACGACAGGTACCGTTACACTGTCTGGTGGCGCTCGAAGTATAGCAATGGAGAATCCGGCGATTTTTCTACCGGCATTGCTACAGCTGACACCCTGAGGACGGGTGTCCGGTGGCGTTGGACAGCCATCGGAGCATAGCCTCTACGAGTTGGGGATTTGTGTGGGTTTTCGCTCACGCGAATGGA